ATGGCATCTTATAGTATTGAAAAACGAACTCTAGCGAGCGGTGAATCTCGCTACAAAGCCACTGTTACCGTGAAACACCGGAGCAAAATTGCTCAACGTTTTTCCAAAACTCATAAGAAGAAAACGCTCGCTACTGCCTGGGCAAAAAATGAAGTCCGAAAGATAGACGAAGGTGAAACTCAAGACCGTTCTGTACCCATTGGCCAGCTGCTAGACATGTTCATTGAAAACAAAAACCTCTGGGACAATACAGGCCGATCTAAACAAACCGTACTAAAAATGCTGCGTGATTGCGACATAGCAAAAATCTATTCCGATGAGCTAACCACTAAAGACTTGATTGAGCACTGCCAAGATAGATGCGGTACGGGAACCAAGCCTTCTACCGTCTATTCCGACATCTATTATTTACGTTCGGTATTCAAACGAGCTAAGCCTGTATTCAACGTTGCCGCTAACGTGAACACATTCTTAGAAGCAACACCTATCCTGTATGAAATGAAACTCATCGGTAAATCAGAGAAACGAACTAGGCGCCCGACTACCGATGAAATAGACCTGTTAAAAGAGGCACTAGAAGAACGCGAGCAGCGTAGGGAAAACAAGATCCCCTACTCGATGCTTCTAGACTTCAGCATCCTGAGCTGTATGAGGGTAAGTGAAATGTGTGGTATTCGTTGGGAAGACTTAAACGAAGAACTTAGAACAGTGATCGTACGTGACCGAAAAGACCCACGTAAGAAAGAAGGCAATCACATGGTCGTTCCCCTACTTGGTGAAGCATTCGATATTGTGATGAGACAAGAACGAAAAGGAGAGTTAATTTTCCCATACAACCCACGTTCAGTTGGCCGAGGTTTTGTTGAAGTGTGTCAAAAGGTTGGAGTTGATAACCTACGGTATCATGACCTACGCCGTGAAGGTGCAAGCCGTTTGTTCGAGAAAGGCTTTACCATTGAGGAAGTAGCTCAAGTAACAGGTCATAGGAACTTAAACACATTGTGGCAGGTTTATACCCAGCTATTCCCGCATAAATTACACGAACGTAAGATATGAAAAAAGCCGCTAAAAAGCGGCTTTTTCCAATTACTTAAGAGTGAATTGAAACAGTTTTCAAATTGGTATACCGCTCAAATAATTCTGTCAATAATTTAAACTGTTGTTTAGCCTGTTCTGGTGTTAAATCACCAGACTCCCAATCATTCATTACTTTTCTTTGTCTAGATGACAGCATCAACTTGACTCTATCAGCTTTAATAGTTACTTCACGGAGCTTTCTAGTGTAGACCCTATTTGTTCGGTTCAAAAGCAATTTACCGATCATATATCTTGCAGGTCCGTTTGGGTCTACGCACTGTAAACGTCCATCATTATCAACTTTTAGATAACTAGTAACATCAACTTCAAATCGGTCAATATATCCTTTCTTCGATAGAAAGGTGGCTCCATCCTGAGTTTGTAAACAACCTTGCCAATCATCCGACTTTAAGACATTGCACTTTTGACAAGATAAGTGAAGATTAAAGGGGTGAATTTTCAGTATTCCATCGAACTTTGTTCCAAAAACATTCTGTGGCCTAAAATGATCCAGAGAAAACTTTTCACCACCACACTCATCCAAGTGAACATCACAATACACACACCTATACTGGCAGTCCTTAGCTATATTGTCATAATTCTTCTGGCAATTATAAGTAAGGTAAAATTCACCTTCAGTCTTATAGTAACCTTGAATACTTTGTCGTTTTAACGATGGAAAATACAAGCTACTCATCATCTTTTGTTAACTCCGCATAGATTGCGTTAAGTTCATCAGAGGCAGCATTTAGCTCTGCAAGAGAGTTTTCACTTATAAGCCTTTCATCCACGAGTTTTTTACTACGGCCTAGGTTTAATATGTCAAACTCTTCTAACTCACTATCATTCAACGTAGAAAAAAGTGACTTTTCAAATAGTTGGTCAAACCGTTTTGCTTGTTCGGATTTAATATCTTTATAGATATGAATCTGACGAAGAAAACGTTGTTTGAGATTATCTTCGTCTTCTTCAGACTCCCAATCATTTTTATCTATTACAAACTCAATATTTCCAAGATACTGATCAATTTCATCTGCAGTACTGGTAAGAATATAGATCGGGATTTTGGAATCAATTTTTCGAACTTCTTCAATGAGTTCAATTCCACTATAAGTTGCATTACCTGTGTGTTTAAGGTTCTCGTCTACAAAATAAGAAACTTTACCGGTAATTCCGTCTAAAACCGTCATCATCTCCCGTAAAGTGGTTTCTACATCTAAGCAAACAATGTCAAACTCATCCTCAAACATAAACTCCATCGATAGCTTATATGTATCTCGAATATCTTTGTCATCGTCTATAAATACAATAGTGTTCATTTTGTATCCTGTAATACTTCAATATAAAAACCTGCTCCACCTAAGTCTGAGTATTGCTTAGCTGAGACAGTTCCTGAGGACATATGCTCCTCGACTTGGCCTTTTATAATGGACAACCCCATACCTGTACCAATCGAGTTACCTTTATTATCAACCTTCCGACTATGCATTGGTAAGAAAATCGTATCTTCTTGGCCTGATTCTAAGCCACAACCGGAGTCTAAAAAGCTAAGTTTAAGACGATTACCGCCAAGCCTTTCAAAAATCACTTTGATTTGTCTGTCTTTCCTCGGCGTATCTTCTAGCGCCCAAGTTGAATTGGTGATTAAGTTAATAGCGATGCTTTCCCAATCAATTTCGAACGAGCGAACATTAAAATCTTCTTCTTGAATTTTTATGAATTCAAAGCTCCACTCAACTCCCATTTTTTTAAAGGATGCGGACATCATTCCAAAAATACATCTAAACACATCAGGTACGGACACTTTTTTCCGTTTTCTTTTATCTGGTTTAATATTATTGATGGCTAATTGTGAAAATGTGTCAACATATTGAGCGCCTGTTACCATACGAGACGTTAGAGCAACCAATTGATCATAATCAACTGTATCTCCATTACGTTCAGCTTTTCTTACTACTTTGGTCAACAGCTTCGCATTTGTTAAGGCTAGAGCTGAATGCGTGCGAATTTCATGCCCAAAGCTAACAGTCAGGACCCCTAAAGAAGCGAGGTTTGAAAGGGTGTCTTTCTGCTCTTCAAGCTTCTTTCGCTCTTTTTCCATATATTGAGAATAGTCGTCCAAAGCTTTTTGATGCGCCTGCTTCGCACGTTCTAACTCTCTAAGTTTTTGATTAACCAACTGTGCTGGAGGTGTTTTCTTTTTATTCTTTTTAACTTTTTTAGTAAAAGCTTTAACTTCACCAATAGCTCTGTCGAGATCTGAATCTCTTTCCTTAACCGCTTTTTCTAGCTCTTGTGCTAAATCTATCCCATCATCATCTTGCGCAGCTTTGGTAGCTATAGTTTCAAATGCAGAAATGACTTTAAGCACAAACGTGCGTAGTTGCAGGTAAGCTTCATTCTCAACAATCCCTTCACGGTTTGCTTGGTCGTTCAAAATAGCATTAGTTGTTTTTGATATACTAACTGCACCAATGATTTGACTCGGTCCAACTCGCCAACCACCCTGCCTTATACCTCCAGGGCTTTGCGACTTACGAAAACCTATATCTAGCCAATCACCTTTACCCGTAGGCTCACCATATGGTCTGACTCTAAAGTCATCTCTGTAAATACGAACCCCCCGGTTCAAAGCCATAAACTTCTCCCAGTTTCGAGTCGTCATATCGACTTTTGAGAGAAACTCTTTTTTCTTCACCATATAATGGAATTCGAACTCTAGAGGTCCAAATAATGGTTTATCCCCTTGTTTGGAGATCCAATCTTTCCATGGTGTTGGTAACTGCTTAACTTCTTCACCAGTAACGTTATTTTTAAAGTTGAGTAAAACTCTATGACTAGTATCTACCTCAGCTCTGACTTCCCAACTAGCAGCTTTTAAGAGCTCTTGAGTATCAACGACTTCTGAATAAGACTTAGTATTATTCACTGCTCGGTGGAGTGTTATAGAAAAGTCATTCGCTTTTCTATAAGGAGAGATTAATAATCTAAGCTCTTGTTTCAAGTCCTCAATAAAACTAGGAGTCCAACGGTCTTTCAAGCCAATCAGAACCATATATGTCCCAGAGTCATCTCTAGACGTGAAAATATCTCCATATTTACCTATTAAAGGTAGATCCTGCTCATAAATATCATGTTGAATCTCTGAAATAGAAGCGTTAGTACCTTCATATTTACGCCAATCAACAACCAGCTGGGTAACTGTGTTACTGCCTTTCTTCTTTGTGTAAAGAACAACCTTCTTGCTTAATCTATCTAGACCTAAGCGACCTAGACCTTTCGCTCCAGTAAGAATACGTTTTTTGGTTACAGACAACTCAAGACCATTTTTGAAATCTGTTCCTATTTTCAGCCAGTGGTCGTAGATAGTTTCTGCATCCATTCCGTTACCATCATCTCTGAGTACAAGCGTAGAAAGCGCAGGGTTATCCCTTAAATGAAACTCCACATGAACATCTTCCGCATCAGCATCATACCCATTTTTGATTAATTCAGAGACAGCAACAGTTGAGCTTGAAATGCTTTCTCGACCAAGTTGCATCGGTACACGAGCCGACATATCAAACGGTTTTTTACCTAAGTGTCTACGAGCCATTACTCTTCCTCTACAAATGGGATATCTTTTATAACACCGACGGTTAAGTGTCGTAATCGAATGCGTTCATTTAAAAAATTATTAGTTTTTTTAGTTTGTAATACCTGCATAAGTTTCTTACAAGTTTTCAACTTCCCATCCTTAGGTTTAACAACAATCATATGATTCTCTATTGCCACCGGTTGACGAAGATTTATTAATGTCGCTGATGCACGATTTCTATCCGATGGGCTAGATGTTCTTTTGATTACTACAAATGGAGGGGTTAGAACTTTACCCGTAAAACGCCTCATCTCAACGGCTTCACGAAGAACCCCCCATTGAGGGCATATTTTAGGGTAAAAGTATGGATACTCAGGCCCATCTTCTGGGTCACGATAGGCAACTAATGGGCCTGTCCGAACGTCAAAATAATCAGAAATACATACGGAGTTCTGCTCAGCGTTATGCCATTTAATGAGATTGACTGCTGTCTTAATTTTTCCTGAAAGCAAGAAGACATCCACGTCTGTTTTACGGTTAAAACGCCCCCAAACTTCTACTGTTGCGCTCATTGATTGAGAAGTAAATGACCTAAACTCATCATACCTACTACCCGAGCGAAGAACATCTGGCAAAATCGCACTAATACTGCAGTCTTCAGGTAAAAGTCTAAGGTAATGATCAAATACAATACCTGCGGCATTGACCTTTCCCTCTTTCCAATAGTTTTCTTTAGGCGATGGCCAAATAGTAAAAGGAGGATTCATCAGTACATGACTTATTTTTTCAAGCTCTAGCTTCTCTACACTCAAAGCATCTTTAACGAGAATATTTGGGAGTAGCTCAAATGCCTCATCTAAGTCACAGTCTTGCTCAACACCACGATTCAAAGCTTCGACGACAATTCTAAGTTTAGTCGCTTCAATAAAGTGGGCGTGAAGATCAAAGCCCCAAAGGACTTTCCCCCAGGCTAACAAAGTTGTTGATAGTGTAGATTCAACACCAAGGGTCCTTGATGCTTCGATTAATAGATTGCCAGCACCACATGTTGGATCCAAGACAACAGAACGAGAAGTGATAACTGGTAGTAAAGCTACAGCTTTTGTAGCCAATTTTTGACCTGTAAAAAAGCTACCCGCCTCACGCATTTCTTCAATCGTCAGTAACTCCCTCAATACCAAATCAATATTATCTAAATCCACTAAGCTGCGGAACTGTTCTTTATCAGGCGAGAGGAGTAACTTACGCATCGCAGCGTTATGTGAAGTAAGGGCGTTCATTATAGTATTCTGCAGGAAATTTTAGCTATTGTATCATTAAAACTTAATTCTAAGGAAAATAGATACAGGCATAACCCATTGTTTTAATTGGATTTATAAACAAGTTTAATTATCCCACTTCTGCAGGCTACATTGCATACAAAAAAGGCGCCCCTTAGGCCGCCTTCGCTTTTCTAAATCACTGCCTTCATGACGGTGGTAACAACTTTCCCGATTACCGCGAACTCGTTGAGTTTCTCCTCATTCACGATAAACGAATCATATTCTTCTTTGTTGTCTGAGATGACGTTATAGCCCTCGGCCATGATGTCGTACTTCAGGCGCTTTATGTAAACGTGCTTACCAATGCGGACAACATAGACACCATGCTTTACTGGGTGATCGAGCTCTCGGGTATCTACTAATACTTCATCGCCGTCACTCAAAGTGTCTTCCATTGAGTCACCGTGACAAATGATGATACGAGCGTCTTCTTCTGTCAGGCCAAAACGTCTTAACCATAAGCAAGGGAGGAACTCGGTTCTGAGTTGGTATTCAGAGTCGTTTTGAGTACCAAACCCACAAGAGGCGTAAACGTTGTAAACAGGTACAGCACACATATCACCTATTTCAGAAGTAGCTTTTACTAACTTAACATTTGATATTTCAGTGACGTTAGTAGCGCTTGACGTAGAATTCTTCTGTTCATCACGTATTGACTCTGTGAACTCAGCAAGCGCTTCCAACTTCTTAGCAAGCTCTTCCTGGGTCTCATCATACGAGACTCCTGGATTCTCTCTTTCAAAAAGTTGCCTAATAACCTCTTCATGAAAGTTTGAAATATGATATTCAAAAGCTCGCCCCTGCCCTGATGCTTTTCGACTCAACCATTTGTTTCTCCTGGCTTTTTGTGCAACACCAGTAAGGCTATTTGGCATACCTGCTAACCCAAGCAATTCGTTACTAGTAAACCACTCACGCATAAAACACCCAATAAAACATAATCAAACACCTTGAAAGCTGTTTGATTATGATCATATAATGACCTCAAACAACCTTAAATAAACAGTGATTATCTTTTATAGCGAAACGGCAACAAAGATAATCATAGATTAACTAAGAACTATAGCATGTCGTTGCTGTAGTGAAAATGAGGCTAACCCTATGAATACTCAATATGCGTTACATGCTGTATTTGGTTCCCCAGTAGTAAAACTTTCTGAGATCTCTGAACAATACTTTGGAATGAAATACGCGACAGCCAAAGGCAAAGTAAGTGCGAATGAATTCCCTATCCCTACCTTTCGACTTCATGAAGAAACAGAAACGAACAAAGGCACTAAAGCTCCACTGTTTGTTTCTATTGATGATTTAGCTTTCTACATTGACCGTAAGCAAGCTGAAGCTAAGCGGGAGTGGGAATCAATCTATGGCAAATTCGGTCACCACTAAGCCAGCTTAAAGCTAACCACTTTTCTTATGTTTCATAGTGAGTATCAGACATGGAAGTGAACCAGACAATGTGCGTCTTTTTAGCGGATGTACAAGAACAGTACAACGAAGCATGCAGCTTGTTTCGAGCACGACACCGTAACGAGCTAACAGACATAGCCAAAGCTTGTGGCCTTCGCTCAAACATGTTGCGTAACAAGCTGAATATCGAGCAACCGCACGTACTTTCTTTACCTGAAATGATGGCAATTTCTAAAGCTACGGATGACTACGTAATTTTAGAAGTTGTACTTCGCCAATTAGGGCTAGTGACCGCTCATATTCCTGAGGGTGAAAGAGAAACGTTTATTAAACGTGCTCTAGACAACTCTGTGATTGCTGGAGAGATCTCTCAGCTCGCGTTAGACACGGCAGACCAAAGAGCCCTGCCTCGCTCAACTCGAAACTCAATTATCAAAACGGCACAAGCTGGTATTAGCAACTTGGTGCTGCTCATTAACGACCTAGAAGACCGCACAAGTGGTGCACACCCTTTCTTATGTATGGGTGTGGACTTGTTAGCCAACGGTGCGCCTTTACCCGGTCTTACTTAATTACGGGGTGTAATTATGAAAAAACCATTTATCGCGATTCAAATCAACTCATTAGAAGAAGCACTCAACATCGAGAATGTTGCGGCACTCACTATCTCTAAGTATCAAACGAACGAAGTTGAAGGCCAAAAGCAACTTCAGAATAACTTGATCGCATTGTGGCGCGGAATTCACAAGCAAGCGGGTGACGCTCTCGACCAGTTCAAGGTTTGCCAGAAGGAATCACTATGAAAGCTCTACTCAAAACCATCACTTCAGGTGAAGACAAGATTTATGTCTACGAAGCTGGATATGTAGAAGGCGTGAAAGCTGCTCAAGCTTATTTAGCAGGCCCTGACGGATGGGGAGCTTCTATGTACTTCCCTTTGTATAAGGTTGAAGACTTCGCTCAAAACCAAGCTCAGATTGCCAATTTCCTTGAGCTTGCTAAAGAGAAACTCGGGATGGAGAAAGAGCCATGCAATACGTAGCGGTTGCACTGAACAGCGGTGGCGGCGTGGTTCGTGATGATGAAACTAGCGAAGTTAAGAATCTTCTTATCGGTGAGTTTGATTCACCAGAGCCAGCAATCGAAGCGGCTTGTGAGCACTTCAACTGTCAGCACGTTATGAACGGCGTGATCATCAGAGGTAATCACACTGGCGGACACATGGTTATGGACACACAGGAGTTTAGCGAATTATGAGTTTTTACAAGCAAGCGCAAAAACAAGCAGTGGCGATAAAAATTGGTGATCGCTTCTTCTGTGGTTTTGGCAAGAAGCAGCGAGTTCAAACAGCTTGGAGCCTTGCAGGAGCAAGCCTGTATTTGAGTGTTTATGACGACAAGGTAAAAGAGATTCTCGCTACGTTAGAAGAAAAGAAGAAGAAACCAGAAGTGATATTTGTTGAGGTGGCAGCATGAGTGATGTGACTTTTAGACCTGCTAAATCGACAGCTGACTTGCCTATCACTTCTCCAATACATAAGCCCTGCCCTGATATGGCGGGAATGGAGAATCCAGATCCAAAGAAACGAGAGCGAGCGCGCTTTTTAGTGTCGAAGTTGCGCGAAAAACACGGCATTAAAAAGCGTGTTAAGGGCAACTCTCAGCCAATGAATTATGTATGTAGTGAAAACGGGTGCGCTGAACCTTGGGGCTCGGTAAGTAATGCGAATCCAGGGGATGTGAAGCAGTAAATGAGAAGTTATATAACAGTCCAAGCTATTCGTAATTGCGCCAAGTGCCAAAGTAGCGAAGTGTTTTGTGAACAAAGTTTAGATGACACCCCAAAACATTATGTTGCCTGTAATCAGTGTGGGCATGAGGGCAATACTGCGCAAAATTACAACCAAGCTGTAACTGAATGGAATTACCCGCCCGATAAAAAAAGCATTCGAAGTTACAAGGAATACTAAGTGTACCCATTATTTGCTCGTGAATTTTTACCTAGGTTACCTCGCATTATTCAAGATGATGTGAGGTTTCAGGTTTCCCGCCGTAAACGTCGTACTAACGCGACTCAACAGAACATCGACCGATTCACTAATGACTCAGTGAAACACGCACTCAAGTGCTCTCCATTTATTGAAGATAAATACACTTTTGTGGATGAACGAAGCAATGCACCAGAAAGGCAGCGTTTGCATAGTAGTGCGCGCAGTTCAGTAGAGCTAAATCATCGTGTTTTGATGTGTGATGAAGCATTAGAGCATTTAGCTACAAACCTTACTGAAATGTTCACACGCTTGATCCAAATGACTGAGATTGAGGAAAATGAGTCGAGTTATGTCGATGCGCTTGAAAAAGTGTTTTATGGCATTCGTGAAGATATGAAGCGTTTTTATATCAAAGCTCCACAAATTAAAAAGAAACATGAAACCATAGAGGACGCAGAGCGCGAATTAGAACGTGCTATTCGCCGCTGTCTGGATGTGAGTTATCTAGTTCGCAAGTTTAAGTTCTTACGTACCCAATATATCGAGTATTCACAAATTGCTTTGAGTCGCGTTGGCGGTAACAAAGGTCAACGTAAGTATGTATCGAGTCGTTCTTATGCCCGTTGGGAAAAGAAGCAAATCGAAGCAGAACAATTTGTAAAGTCTATGTCTGTGTTGAACGATGAGACAGGTCAAGCGTTTGATTTATCGGAAGTGGTTAAACGAACTACGGCAAACCCCGAAAACCGCCGCATTGAATTGGTGGTTCGTAGCCGTGGAGATGAAGAACGTGCAATTGAAATGGGATATGAAGGCGTTTTTGTTAACTGGACATTGCCGAGTAAATACCATCGTAATTCATCTAAATGGAACGGCTGCACACCCAAAGAGGCCCATGAAGTAATGATGGCTAAATGGCGATGTGCACGAGCTTGGTTTAAAAAACCAAAGATTGATATTCAATGGTTTGGGCTTCGTGTCGCTGAACCTCACAAGGACGGTACGCCTCATGCTCATATGTTTTTGTATGTGCACCCAAGGCAAAAGCAAGACCTGATAGACATCATTGAGGGTATTGCTATTGATGAAGATAAAAGCGAACTCATCATCAACGGTAAGCTTGATAAAACTCCTCGTATAACGATTAAAGATTGTGACCCGTCACAAGGTACGGCTACGGGTTACATCATCAAGTACATTTCCAAGAACATTAACGGTGCACATATGCCAGAAGGTGATGCGAAACAAACAGCACTTTCTGCGACAGCATGGGCGCGCATACACAGAATTAAGCAATTCTCTCAATCTGGCTCCCCTTCTGTCGGGCTCTGGCGACAATTACGCAGAGCTAATCCAACGGAAACTGCTTTCGATGAAGAGTTAGAACAACTTCGAGATCATGCTGATAACTCCCGCTGGAAAGGTTTTTGTGAATTGGGCTTCAAAGCCAAGCTAGCTTATGAAGATAAATTCAACCAGTACGGCGATACGGTAAAGCGCGTCATTGGAATCAATTGGCTTGGTAAGGTCATCGCAACATGTAGCGAGCAATTTAGTTTGGTGAAAACTAAAGACGTAAAGCGTCGTGCTCTTGATCTTAAAAAGGGCGGCGCCCTTCCTTGGAGCACTGAAAATAAGTGTAACCAGAAAGAGAAAATACCGATTTCGCCACTTGAGCAGGCATTGATGGACGTGACCGGATGGGGCGTTAAAGGGGTTCAATGCTTGCTGCGGCCATTGTCGCTTGGTGCTACTGTACCAATAGACAAACACATGTCCTTAAAACTTAGAAACGGACGGTTAGCCACAATATAAAAAGAGGCATATATGAGTTATTGGTTTGGTATTGGCTCATCAAAAGTGGAGCTTGTGGGAAGCTTTGAAACATTAGAACAAGCACAACGCGCTTATGAGTCAGAACCCGAAGCAACGGTAGGCATATTTAATGCCTCCACTGAAAATTACGCGTTAATTATGCTAGAGAAACTCAAACCCAAACCGATAGTTAGCTCTCTGCCTTTGAGAATGCGCCAAGCATACCTACTCGGCAAAAGAGGAGGGAAAAACCCCTATGCACTTGGTAGCCAAGAGTTTAACGACTTCGAAAGAGCTAGAGATAAATAGCGTTCAATGACTTAGGGGTGGGCATTGAACGTATTAATTAAAAAGGGAGATTACAACAATGCTAGTGACATGCCCGAAATGTGAAAGCAAAACTCGTATCGCGACCTCGCGTTCTATCAGTTCAGAAACACGAGAGTTGTACTGCCAATGTTTAAACCTGAATTGCGGAAAAGTGTTTGTAGCGCATACGTCGTTCTCGCACTTCATTGAACCGACAGGTCAAAAGCCAAGCTCAGAACTACAGCCCGAGCTGTGCAAAGGTGATGTGAACCAAATCGATATCTTTGAAGCAGAACAACCAAGCGCGTAAAATAGAAGCCTAGACTACGGGTGTTTTGAAAAAATGAACCTTATTCCTAAAAAGCGCCTAGATACTTTGTTTGAAGTGCTCTCAAAAAGAGATATGCCAGAACAAACTCGTAAAGCAGTTAAGTTGGTGTTTGAGTCTGGCTACTCTTACGAGCTGGCTTCACTAAGAACGGGTGTATCGAGCAAGCGTGTATCACTGGCTGTTCGCAAGCTGAACCTAATGGATGAAATATTACTAAAGGCGTATAGGGTGTGATGATGGATAGAAACTCAATGGATTTATACTTTGCTCAAGCAGCGCTGAACGATGCCATGCAAACAAACGAGAACCAGATCTTCTTATCAGCTTCGACTCTAGATAGCGAAAGAATCCGTAACCATGTTATTGATTTGGCAAAATCACAAGAGCTGAGTTTATCTGGTAACCCGTTAGTGCTACCGAATGGCGCAATGTTGTCGTTCTTACAAACCGATAGCCAAGTTTCAGGTGGGTATTCTGGGAATGCATATGTGATGAATTGCTTTGATGAAACGAGTTATTCTTATATAAATGAGTTGGTTTCTGCATGGACGATGCTGAAAAAGCACAAAGCAGCGTTTGTATCTATCGACTAAAAAGACTTAGGTTTTTATGAGTCATATTGAGTTTTTGCAAAAAGAAGCAATACAACTGCGCCAAAGGTTCATCTCCATACCCGACCTCGAATTTCCCAATAATGAACTGCAAGTTTGCGTCGTTATTGTTGGCCTATCATTACTTTCAGTTATTGGATGTCGGGTATTGGTCTAAGTCGGAAAGCATAGACAGCCGAGCTTTTAGAAAATAGAGCAATTCTGCATCACTTCTCTATAGACCCCTAGTAATGCCTCTGTATCTGCAGAAATAACAGCTTCTTGAAATGTTACAGTCTTATTGGAATGGTGCACTGAACCATGAACTTCATTGCCATAGCTTTCTAACTTGTAGCTAAATGAAGTTGGGTAAAAGTTTGTTATTTTGCCCGTAAGCTTATTTTCACCACTCAAAGTGTAAGCGACCTCTGTTCCTGATACCTCCCACTTTTGAGTGCTGCCATCTGAATTATTACAGGTAACAGTTTGAGAAGCTGCTAGTGGAGAAGAAAGTAGAAGTATAGTTAGTAATGTTTTAGTCATTATGAAATCGTAAATTAGCATCAATAATTGAGTGAAAATTTTAGCATCTCGCGCGTAAGTGATTTTCTGGTATGTGTAACATTAGGTTACTATCACTTAAATTCAGGTTCCTTTTCACACTTTGTTACATGGTCTGACAATCCCCTAACAGTCATTCACCTAAACAATAGGGATAATCTCAAATTATGAAAGGTGTTCAATGTGATATCGGGTCGTTGAATACTGAACTCTAGATAGGTAATGGCACTAAATGAAAAAAGCTTCTCTCGTATTGCTAGTATTAGGTTTCAGCGCTCCTGTAGCATCAGAACCACTATGGTCACCAACTAAGGTTGGTCAAATCTTAGGTTGTAAAGCGATTGCAGTATATGGGCAGCAAGCCGATATAGTTAAAAGCTTAGATGTATATGCTAAGAATTTTGCAGGAGGACCTATCGGAGGTATTTCGAACTTCAATCAAGACAAACAAATACAGAGCGAGTTCTATGAACTCGAAAAAGAACAATTTGCTGCTATGTCAGAGCTAATTGGAGCTGTATTTGAAGAAAGTCGAGCTGAATGGCTATGGAACAACGGTTCCTGTGTTGAGTTTTACTCCGATTCGGTTTCATTTCAGAGTTAGGTTTTATAGCCAGTTACGAAATTTTCAAAAACGAACAAAAACGATCTCGGACGATCTCTAAATCCCCTATCTAAAACAGCCCTCGATGTAGATACATCGGGGGCTGTGTTCCAATACAACTACCGAAATAAAATGCGGTTCTAAGATCGCATAATTGCAGTGTGGAATTTTGGTGTGGAGGGGTGGGTGAGTCCGAACAGGGCCTGAGCGCCCTACTCCATCACTAATTTTATTCTCGCTGCCTAATTCTGATTTTCTTCTGTAGTTGGTGGCTTTTTGATGTGGGAACGACAGTACGAGCACGCTAGATGGAATGGGCTTAAGCTCAACATCCTATCGACCGCCTTTGATGGTGGTAAGCGCTTGCAAGTCAGCGAAATCCCCTACTCTGACCTACCACACATCAAAGTCATGGGAACAAAAGCTCGTACCTACACAATTGAAGCGGTGTTCGTTGGCTCCAGTTCTCTGGCCGATGCCAATTCCCTCATTGAAAACCTAGAAGCAAAACCAACAGGCGAGCTAGAGCATCCTTGGTTGGGTGAATTACCGCTTGTCTTTGAAGACGTATCCCAAAGCATCAGTACAAAAAAAGGCTTAGTCACACTGAGCCTGAAGTTTGCTCGCGCTGGCTCTTCCCCATCAATCACTGCTCCTACTTCAGTTCGTACAAAAACGCAGGCCAACATAGTCGAGAGCTTGTCGAAACGTTCTTTCGTAACAGAAGTAAGCGGCTTGGATGTATCGGACATTCACAGGGTTCAGAGTGATGTCACCAGCGCATTGAACGTGTTGGTCGACATCACCAACCGTTTGAACCTCGAAGATGAAAACCTTCAAGACATTAACTACGCCATCAATAAAGCATTCTCGGCAGTGAGTAGCCTCAGCACCAACCCAACTGAGTTTGCTGATCTATTCTCTACGTCAGTGAATGCGGTCGCCGATGGTGTTCAAGTTGAGCCTAATTCAAGTAATGAAGCGGTAGACAACTCGCGCAGTGCTCAAGCTTTGCTGTTAAATGAAGTCAAACCGGACACGCCAACTCAGCACCACAATGTACAAATGGTGACGGGCGCGGTGAAGATGAACAAAGACATCACGCACCTAGAGAAAGGCGACCGCTTTGATATTACGCAATCGGCTAAGCAGCCTGAAACCATCAAGAATGATCTGTCTACTTTGATTGTCGGTATCGAAGAGCGCATCAAAGACACCACCCAGGTGTCGACGCTTGAAAGCATTGAGCTATTCGACGCAGTCACGACATTGAAAAGCAATGTGAAGGTTCAGCAAGATAAGGTGGTCAGCGGTACTGCGCCCCATAGAACGGTGCAGTCACCACGCTTTCAATCTGCGCTGACGATTGCACACGATGAGTTCACTCAAGAAAAAGTCATCACGAAAATGAATGCACTGCAGCACCCGCTTTTCATTCGTGGTGACATCGCCGTGAGGGATGTGTCATGAACACGCTAACGATGCACATCGATGGCAAGCAGCGTGCCTTCTATCAAGCGAATCTCAACTACTCTATTGAACAGCTGGCCCACACGTTCAGTTGCTCAATTGAGCCTATGAGTATTGAAAGCCCGTTATCGGTCGAGTTCTTCCTTAACGACAAGTCGATTCTGATTGGTCAGATTGATGGTGTGGATTCCAATACCGATTCAAGCGCTCACGCTGTTTCCATTTCAGGCCGATCGAAGAGTGCCAACATGATTGATTCACGCATCACGATGGATGCGCTTTATAACTTGAACATGGAAGAACTACTTCGCCATGTCGCCAAGCCATTTGGTTTGAAAGTGAAAAGCCTGGTGAAGAGTATGCCGGTCATCCCTGAGTTTCAGATAAATGCAGAATCACCCGTAGAGAACGTGGCGCAACTCATTCGAGAGCAAGGCTTTATGTTGGTTGAGCGCAATGGCGTGTTGATCATTGAAAACACCGCACATGCAACTATCAGCAACATTGGCCTAGAAACGGGCAACAACATCGACAGCCTGGACATCAAGCGCACCTTCAATCAGCAATTTCACACCATTGATGTGCAAGGCCAGTGGGATGACGCAAGCGCACAGGTCATCAATCCAAACGTCGAGAGCTCACGCACCATGGTGATCACCTGTGACCAATTGCAAAACCGTGAAGCTTGCCTGTCTCGTGCTAAATATGAGCGCAACCTCGCCATTGCTCAAAGCCTGACTGCATCAAGCACAATTGCCGACATATTCCCTGAGTTGGCCATTGATGGATTAAACCGAGTGATTCGAGTCGCTGACCAAGAGCAAAGCTTCAGTGAGATGTTGGTGATCAAGTCGCTTGGCCTGTCAGCATCTGAAAGCTCTACAGAAACATCGGTTGAGCTGTTTAGGCCGTTTAAGGAGCAAAGCTATGTCTAGTGCTCTGCAGCAACAACAGCGATTAATGGCCAGAATTAAAAACGTGATTGGCACCGGCACTGTCACAGGTGCAACCACAGGTCGATTACAAATCAAAACCGCGACAGGCCGAACCAACGACAAAATAAAACGCGTGCACAACTACGGATTTATGAGCCGTCCATTACCTGGGGCGAAAACTTACAACCTGTTCATTGGTGGAACCACATCTCGCGGCATTACCGTGAACGTAGAAGACGAACGTCACCAAATAGAGTTGCAGCCTGGTGAAGTCGCGATACTCGATGACAAAGGCAACCTTGTTCATTTCACGCAGCAAGGTATCAAGATAAACGCCTGCGCAAAGTTAGAAGTGATATCGGCGCAAGAAACCACAGTGAACGCAACGGCTGTGAACGTTACCGCACCTAAATCCACGTTTTCTGGTGATGTAGAAATCGGCGGTAATCTGAAAGTCACCAAGAACGCTGATGTCACCGGTTCTGTGGGTGGTGCGTCCGGTACGTTCGGCGGTGTCAAAGTTGAAAAGCATGACCACGATTACACCGACGACGGGACAACAAGAACCACCAAGGGGCCAAACAAAGGATGAGCCATTTCAAATTAACCGCCCTGACAGCACCGCTCAGCTCTAAAGAGGGATTAACCCACGCTGTTTTGCAGAGTGTTTATAACTATGCCGAATCGACTCAAAACGATCGCGCCCGTATGGCACGCAATGAGCGCGGCGGCACTTGGAGCAATGAGTTGATAAACGTGGTCGGCTCTCGTGATTGGACGCTCAAACGAGCAAAGCTCACAGACGAAACATTAAGCCTCGCTAAGCGGTTTTGTGAAGAGTCGCTCGCTTGGCTCATTACCGACGGCCACGCCAAAGCAGTTGAAGTTTCAGTATGGCGAGAGAAGACAAACCAAATGGGTCGCAATGTGATGATCATCTTAGCCGATGGCTCTCAGTTTGATGTTCCACTTTCAAAGGTTAACCAATGAGTACACAACGAAGCCTAGACAGTCTGATTGCTCGCGCAGAAGCTAATCTAGTGTCTGAAACAGGGCAAAACAACCCCGCAACCAAAGCGATAGCCGCGGCCATTGCTGGCGTCAGCTATGGGCAATATGGTTATCAAGATTTGCTTTTCAGGCAACTGCATCCAGAGACTTGCTCTGAAGAGTGGTTATACCTACACGCCAATCGCCATAAAGCCCCTCGATTGCTGCCCACGTTCGCAACGGGTCGAGTCCAGTTCACTGAACTTGGTGGCACGGTGGTGATCAAAAAAGGCACCCGTTTAACGCATGCCAATCACGAGTACGAAACCACCAAAGAGCAATACAGCAACGTCCCCACTGACGTCATTGCGCTTGAATCTGGCGTAGATAGTAATCTTCCCGAAGGTGCAGTGCTTACGTTAAGCGAAGGGCTGAGCAGTATAGACCCAAACAGTGTGCTTTCACTTAGCATTGGCGGAGGCGCCAATATTGAAGAGCTAGAACACTGGCGAGTGCGTGTCATCGTTGCCTTTGAAAAGAACGAACTGATTGGCAAAGCATCGGATTACGAAGTGTGGGCAGTATCGGCTCACTCAGATGTAGATTTTGCTTGGGCGCTTGATAACACCCCAGAGCGAGGCATGGTTGAAGTGTATATCGGTGCGCGAGAAAACAACCCAACGTTAAGCGCTGAAGTGGTCAACTTAGTGCAAGACACCTTTGAAGACAATCGACTCGCAGGTTGTCACCCATTGGCTCACCTACCAGAGCAAGTCCCAATCAATATCGAGATCCAAGGTATTGAAGACCAAGTGGTGCGTGACGATGTGGTCACTGCACTCGAAAACTTAGTGAAAGAGAAAATGGGCAACATCGACCCGACAACCCAAAAGCCGGAATCCATCACCAACACCGAAATTGTTTTAACTATCTCTACTGTGACCAACAACTTTATTGTTCGCTCTCCGGTTGGAGAAGTCGCCATTAACAACAATCAGATACATGTATTAGGAGGTGTGACGTGGACACCTCCGACTTAATTATTGAATACAGTGCCGGTGATTTTGAAGGCGCCTATCGTGGGCTATTACCCAAAGGCGAATACTGGCAAGACACCGAGAACCTTGAGCTTGCCAGCACCATTAAAGGCATTGCCAAAGACTTCAAGAAAACCCATGACGAGATTGAACTGTCGTTATTAACGGAGTTTGAAGAGCAACAATTTGGTTGGAAGATTTCAGACTATCAACGGCTCTTGATGACGATGGGTTCAAACGGTGTCGTGTATGACGAGGTCGCAAGCCCAAACCTCATCAAAATAGACCTGTATAGCTACAACAATGACGCGGCCTTTAAAGCGCTAGAAGAAAAACGACTGCCCCACACCGAATTTCATTGGATTTATCCGTTTGATGCAGAAACAAAGTTTGAACAGGTCACAGCCTTAACCATTAAGCCAGAATTTAGCTCTCAGCTTGAACTAGAAGCTGAAGCCCCCTTTCTGTGCTGCACCGCCATAACTTGGCAACTTGAAATAGGAGACACCAAATGAGCACACTGCAAGCTATTCCAACTCAGCACGGAATAGATATTTTAAACGGTGAGCTGAAAAATACTGTAACCAAGTATCGGCTCATTGGCGCGTTAACCCATGACGCACCAAGTGAATCATTGTATTCATTCTATGAAAGCACCGTTGAAACCAGTTACTACGATGACAATGGCGTTCTAACCTTCATCTTGAATCTGCCTATTGAGCAGCACTTTGATGAGTACCTACACCAAATCCATGTACTTGATAGCAATGACCAGGCAGTGATCGAATGCTCGACACCAAAAGTGGCACTCGCCAAAGGTATCGGCGGCATGGTGACATTGAAAGCGTCGATATCTGGTGAAGCTGGAACGGTCATATTTAAGCACGGGGAGTTCGTGACTGAGACAGAGCTATTAGAGGTCCATCTTGCACAATATATGAGAACGGAAGATTTCGTTGGTCTCATTTTCCCAGACTCTACAGTAGTCCCAATGCGAGCTATAGCTTTCCTAGCTGACGGCTCATCATACCAAGTCATAGACTACCCAAAGCTGATGGGAAAGGTGCAAGGCACATCAATAATGGTCGCTCAATCACTCATTGAGGCAGAGCCAGAAAAATACGCAGCGTGCTTTGGTATCAGTGATGATGGTGTGTGGTTTACTACGCCTAATTATCCATTGCGCCCACACTTGGCAGCCGCAGGGATGTTTGGTGTTGTAGGAACTACGATAGGTGACCAGATTAGAAATATTACAGCGAATGTTTTTGGTTCATCTACCAGTGGTGGAACGCGCTTATTTCGAGATAGTAACGGAGCATTTGGTCAAAATACCCCACAAGGAAGTTTTATTGTAAGTTCATCTGCTCAAGGTAATGCTGTTAGTTCTCAACATTATGCGTCGGATAACCTTTATTTTGATGCGTCAAATGTCGTGCCAACAGGCAATCACAATGAAGTAAACTCTTCCTTTCTTAATTTCTACATCATTCACGGAGAATCGGCATGAATGAGTCACTAATCTTATATATCACATCGCATAAAAATGGTGAGTTGCTGGGTACTTGCGAAGCCCATCGAGATATCAAACAACCTGATCGTTTTGTGATCCCGCCCTATTACACACCGAATGCTTATCCTAGTGACACACTGACAAGCACCGAGTATTGGGCGCTATTAGATAGTAACGATAAGCCTGTCCGTGATTATCTAAATGGTGCATGGGTGAAGACTGAACGACAGCAAAAAGTCAACGCTTACAATAAGCAAACCATGCAACCAAAAAAGTTTGATGATACATCTTTGGTTACCGATGAATACACGTTAGAAAAACCGTCAACACAATGGGACGAATGGATTAACGACGCTTGGGTAACGAACAAGAGCAATCAATACATCGCTGAATATAACCAAGTCGACAACGTTCGCCGTGGGCTATACGTTCAGATATGCGATCCCTTAATTGCTGAAGCCAACATTAAGCGCTTACAAGGTTTTGATGTTGATACACAAACAATAGAAGCTCAAGCCTTAGCTGCCCGTGACAAAATCCAAACAGAGCACCCGTGGCCGACACCGCCTGTCACCTAATATCAACCCTATTCAAACCCAGCCATTGCGCTGGGTTTTCTACATTTTCCATCTAGAATTCGCCCCAATATCCGCCACTTAACCACCACGGTAAACTAAGCCTAGTTCATTACATTAGGTCGCCAGCATGGAAACATTAGCCACAGCACTTATTAAGAAACATGAAGGTCTTCGGCTTAAGCCGTATCGATGCAGTGTGGGAAAACTCACTATTGGTTATGGCCGCAACCTTAGTGACAACGGCATTACCCTAGAAGAAGCCGAACAGCTACTTCAACACAATATTGACGAAGTGATTCAACAGGCTCAAACCTTGCCTTTCTTCAATGTATTGAATGACGTTCGCCAGGCTGTGATTGTCGACATGATCTTCAATATGGGCTTGCCACGTTTTCAGAAATTCAAAAAGACCATTGCTCTAATTGAACAGCAAGCTTGGCAGGCGGCCGCTAATGAAATGTTAAACAGTCGCTGGGCAAGACAGGTGGGTAACCGCTCTCAAACGCTCAGTGACATGATGCGTTATGGAACTGAACCAACACAAAAGTAAGGAGTGGTTATGAACTTTATTACCGGCATTTTAGGTAAAACCCTGTGGGAAGTGCTGAAAGGCTTAATCTTACAAGTCGCATGGAAAGTGATTCTTGAGCGCTTCGCCTCTCGTCTTGTAATTTGGGGCTTAGAAAAGCTTAAAACCCTCACAACGAACGATGTCACACAAGAAACAGTGAATGACATTATCCATTCACTGAAAGGTAAAAAACTCAAAGAGGTCGAACAATGGGAATGACAATAGATCCGAACTGGCTTAACGCAGTGATAGCGTTTTGTACCTTTGTCACCCTTATCCTTAGCTTACTGATTGGTTACCTCTTTCGGCTATCGAAAGAGCTTGGTGAGCACAAGACTCACGTAGCGGAAACCTACGCCACCAAAGATGATGTCAAAGAGCTAGGCGACAGAATAGAACGCAACATGGTGAAAGAGTTCGACCGCTTGCATACCTTACTTCAAGGTAAAGAAGCCGCATAAAGATACCGCCTTTAATTGGCGGTATCTTTTGTATGGATTAGCGCTCACTTTAATTACCGCTCGTTATACCTAGCAAATCTAGAAACTTGTACTGAAAGTACGAATAGACAACGAACGTTATAAATGTGTGTTAAAGATCAAATATTAGATATTCAATTTATAAATGTCTCTTTATTAAATACATTAAAACCTGATACGCTACTTGTTGAATATTTAATAAAAACATCAATAAAATGAGTACATTAGTATGAAAAAAACAATATTTGCCCTTTCAGTTTCCACTTTGTTTTCAGTAACCGCAGTTGCTTCAGATTATATAGTAGGTGAGCCTCAGGAACTTTTGCCGAGTGAAGATATTAAGAATTTTTCAATGGTAGATCTTAACGGTGACGGTGTCGATGAACTGGTTTTTGTTACTGAAAATGGTCAACTAAAATACGCTCCGCTAATCGGCCTTGGACATGGTCTAGTTGATTCGAGTGCTTTTGAGCGCTTTAAAAAGGGTAGTGACTATCTCATGAATATTTCAATTAATGGGGATTACGCCAAAAATACGAAACTCTCGGTAATGAGTGACGGCAATGTTGGCATAATTACCAATAGTTCGTATAAATGTCTGGCTAAGGTGTATTTAGAGAATAACAAAGTAACCGCTGAATACAGTAGTTCATTCTATAATGCAGCCTATGAGTTCACATATATTTCTGACGACTACGTAGTAGGGAAAATGAAATGTACAAGTAAAGATGGCATAGACCAAAGTGAGGAAGTGTCATTTACAGCGACAAGTAGATAATACTAGTTAGCAATATCCTGGACGAACTATGAGACTGTGGCTATCTAAACCGCAGTGTTTGTAGGCTGACCAAGAAGTGTCACATCTTAAATGTTGACACTTCGTGCTTACTTATACTTCATCAATTCTTTTGTATAACTCAGGAGCGATCACCTCACTCCCCACAAAATCATTCAACTCTTGCATCATGTCAATGAGCGGTAGCAGTTCGTTCTTATGGAACAGCCAATCGACCTTGTTCAAATCGAGTGACGTAATACTCTCGCGTCGAATGCTCATCAATTCAATGGGTACACGGTGAACCGAAAGCACCTCATTCATGGTTTGGTTCTTCACTTCTTTGTATGAGTCTTTGGCTTCAACTTGACCAATTGGCTTGAGCTCTGGGGCTTTGGTGTCTTTACCTTTGGCATTCACAAATAAGTTTTTAAACGCCATGCCCTCTTGAGCTTGAAGCTGCTTCTTGATGGCCTTTTCTTGCTTCTCTGTCATGGTTGGCTCGTTCATATACAGCAAGTAACCAGCATGGTTACCGTTACGGTAGTACTGACGACGAAACAAGGTGGCATCATCGTTCAGCCAGATAGACGTCAAAGAGCTAATGTGACTCGGCAAACCATACAGCTCTTGCGCTACATCGTAATCGCCCAAATGAAACACTTGGCCTTTCTTGTAGTCGATGCGCCCATCATCATCGTAAGCTCTTGGTTTATACGTCCACCCTAAGTCTTCACGTCTACGCATATACAAAGCAGGTATGTGTTTGAGCTTAATTGGCTCCCCCAACCCTCCATAACCTCTAATGACCTGAAAGTAAGCATTGCCAAAGGTTAAGTAATCTTGAATAAAACGCTTTGCATCTTGGCGTGAGAGCAATCCACTCAGCGCAATGGCATGCATTAACGTATTGCGCTTAAACTCAATCGCACTCGAATGCATCGGGTTCGTGCGCAGTGCCTTGGCTAAGGTATCGAGTGCAATCGGTGGTTCGTACAAACCATCAACCAACGCCACTTCTAAATAGCTCAGAATGTCGCTGTTCATCACGCTCACGGGGTTAGAAAATTCAATCTCTATCACTTGGCCTCTCCAAAATTAGGCTAGAAGAACTCGACACTGGTGTTGGTGTCATTGTTTATATCAATCGGCTCCCAACGCATTACATGCATCGAAGCCCAAGCTAAATCGGCATGAGAGCCAATTTTGCTGCGGTTGGAAACAAAGGTAATTTGGTTACTCACCTTGGTGGTTTGCTGGCGAATCATTAAGAACGAGTGAACGAGATCATCCCATTCCGCTTCAAACTGTAAGCGGCCACTGTTAATGATTTCTCTCGACTTATAGGCCATCAGTCGTTTCACTTCGGGTGAGTAATCCAGCTCGACCAGAGCTGGGTAAAACTTACGAACCAGCTCAGCGGTAGCCGAGCCTACGCCACTGGTATCCATGGCTATGTACACCACATTGTATTTCTCAGTAATACCGCGAATGGTTTCTGCCTGTTGCTCATAGCTGGAACCTTTCAGGCGAACCCGCTCAATAAATCGGAACACGCCGCCTTTACGTTTAGGTTTCAGCGCCACCACTAAGCCTGCATCATCCGAGCTTTCACCCGTTCCGCCACCTCTTGGGTCATAACCGACCAAAACTTCTGCGTTACCTACTGGCCTTGCTTTTTCGTGGTCCACATCTTTCCAAAGTGAACTGTCTGCCTTACACGCCAGTAGTGCTTTCAGTGAGAAGAACGAGGCGCTGTCGTCCAAAAACTTACAACGCAATAGATTGTCGAAAATCTCTTTAACCGGATATTTGCGCTTGAGCTTATCCATGTTGAAGAAGGTCGCGCCTTTCTTAATCGCATCATCTACCGTGATCATTTGGCGGAAGATAAAGTCGACACCCAAAGCGCCGGCTTTTAGCGCCTTGTGGCTAATATCAATGCCGTGCTCTTTCTTGCCTTGCCATTTCGCGTAGGCTTCATGGGCCATGGTGGAAGGGGTTGAAATGTAAGTGGTGCGGAACTGCGATTGCATCGACATACCGCCCGCGTAATTATCCAAATCCGCAAAACCGGGGATCCAGAACACCTCATCCCAATACATATGGCCGTTAAAACCTTGAGAGGTCGCTACGTTGGTGGACATAAAACCAAGGTTCGCGCCGTTGCTAAGCTCGATGTCGTCCTTACCTTTTAGGTCAACTTCACCAATCTCTAGCGCAAACTTACGAATGTAGTTTTTGAAGATATACGACTGCTTTTTCGACGCAGAGATAAACACCTGGTTGTCGCCAGTCAGCACCGCATCTTCAAACGCTTCAAAGGCAAAATAGAACGTAAGACCAATCTGCCGCGACTTAAGATAAAAGCGCACTTCATTGATCTCATCGTTTTGCTTATGGCCATGAATGTCCTTTTGGTATTCGAAGAAGGTTTTCTCTCGATACTCGTCCAACATCTCTTTGGTGATGTGGGATACATCGTTCTTCGTCTTATTTGGCTTGCGACCACGCTTATTCTCGCCATCACTTCGGCCAGCTGGTCGGTTGCGCCTTTGCTCAGCTTCATCACGTTTAAATTGCTGTTCGAGCAACATCTTGAGCTCACGCTCTTGGCTCTCAAGCTTTTGGTCAACCCACATCAAGTAAGCAATGCGCTGTCTCATCATTAATTCGACGGGCGCGTCATCCCTCAGCGTTTTCCAATCAAACTGAGTTATCCATTTTTGAACCGTGCGAGTGGCCACACTAACTGATTCTGCAATTTCAGCAGGCTTACGTTGGCGTAAAAACAATCCCAAAGCTTTCGTTTGGTCGGCGGTATAGAGCGGTTCGCTAACAACATTATTTTCCATGTTTGCATAGTGCTACAGCGCTTGTGATTACTCAGCTTGAACGATTTCTATATCAAGTGTTTAGAACTAGGACAAATACAAAAAGGCGGAGGCATTGGGTAAATTGGAATCATCGAATTTAGGAGAGTTTAGGCATGTTCCAATCAGAGCTAATTTGTATTTTACAGGCAGGAGCAACCATTGATGGTCGAGTCATTGAGCAAAAAATCATCGATGAGATTGCAGAAACTTACAACCCAGACATCTATACAGCTCGAATTAATGCAGACCATTACCCCTGGAGTAACAAGTACGGCTCTGTCCTCTCTGTCGAAAAGAAAGAAGACAAGCTATTCGCAGTACTGAAACCAAATTCAATGCTTTTGCGTATGGCTGAGCAAGGACAGCTTTTACATACCTCATGTGAGTTCTATGAAAAGTTTGCAGATACAGGGAAAGCCTACCTGACCGGATTGGCCCTTACCGATGAGCCTGCATCGTTGGGTACCACGCAGATTCAACTGTCTGCCAACAACAAAGATAAAGCGTGCGTCCCAACGAGCTTTCAAATTACCCCAGAGCAACTCTCGAAAGACACCGAGGAAGAATCCTCGATGTTCCATACATTTAAACGCTGGCTTAAGGGCGAAGGTGAACTTGAGCAGCTCTCACAACAACAGGAAGAAGACGACATGAGTAAAGAACTTGAAGAGCTACTCAAGCAAAGCATTGAGCAAGGTAAAGAAAATCAGCAACAACTCAGCCAGTTAAATGAGCAAGTTGAAAAGCTGAACACCAATGGTCAGCCGCCGGAGCAACCTGGTGAGCCTAAAGAAAGTACGGATGTCACCGAACTAAAAGACCAGGTAGAGACTCTGTCTTCACAGGTAGAAAACCTAACAGGCCAAATTGAAAAGTTCAGCAAATTGACCGATGAAGAGCAGCGCAAGTTAGCTGGCGAAGGTAATGACGAAGAGCGTTACTTATAGGCTTCGACACGTCTTCAACCCATAACGAATTGAATTAGGTAAGAACATGCAAAAGCAGACCAAAACAAAACTCAGCGCCTACGTGAAAGCCGTGGCAGCGCAAAACGATGTGGATGATGCAACAGAGAAGTTTAACGTGAGCCCTAATGGTACTCAGCGCATTATCGCGGCTATCCGTGAAAGCAACTGGTTCCTAGGCAAAATCAACATCATCTCAGTGAAAAACCAAAAAGGTGAATCCATTGGTCTTGGCGCTACAGGCATGATTGCCAGTCGTACCGATACGTCAGGCTCAGGCAAACGTACACCGAAAGATCACTCTAGCATGGGGGCGATGCCTTACATGTGTGAGCAAACGAACTTTGATACCGCGCTTCGTTACGCAAAACTGGACGCATGGGCGCACCATAAGAACTTCAACACCTTGATCAGTAAAGCAACCCGAGAGCAGATTGACGCCAATAAAATCACCATTGGTTGGTATGGCGTAAGTGTCGCTAAAAATACCGATGCTAGTGCCAACCCGAACGGTGAAGATGTGAACAAAGGCTGGTTCCAAGCCATGCGTGATCATAACGAAGATCGCTTAATCACCACGGGACAAAAAGCGGATGGTGAAATTCGTATCGGTGAAGGTGGTGACTTCATCAACCTAGACCTAGCCGTGCTTGAAACGAAAAACCTACTGCATGATGCCTGTGAAAATGACTCAAACCTTGTGGCCATCATCGGCTCTGACTTGCTTGCTTATGACAAGGCCAAGTTCTACGAAGCGCACGGTAATACGCCAAGCGAAAAAGGCAAAATTCAAGAGCTGCAAGTCATCGGTACTTATGGCGGTCTGCCTGCAGTGAAAGTACCAGGCTTCCCTTCAACGGGCATCATGGTGACCAGTTACGACAACCTATCCATCTACATTCAAGAAGGTTCAGTTCGCCGCTCTACAGGTAAGAAGAACGACGAAAAAGACCAAATTGAAAACTTTGAGTCGATGAACATGGCTTACGTGATCGAAGAGATTGGCAAAGCTGCAGCCATTGAATTCAAAAACGTGAAGCTTTGGATTAACGAGGCTTGGCATTAAGCCAACCATTACAAACTAACACCCCCTCAATGCAGGCTCTATTGCTGTTTCAGGTGCGCTTTGGTGCTAACTGTTATTCGCGATTGTCGGCCTGCATTCCCTAACCCTGTAAGGATACATCATGGAATTTATCGGTGATAAAAACGAACGGTATGAATCAGAGTTGCCAGCCTCGGACAAATATCCAGCCCTGAAAATTTCAGAGTTTCAGTCTCTGTTCCATTTCCAAAGCAATGAAACAGAGGCAGGCATTCTGCACCACGCTACGGTGTCACGCATTAAGGTGCATTCTGAGCTTAAAGACACCTTAGTGCCTTTTGCTAGTTTGGCGGAGTTATCTCAAGAACGTTTTGGTGATGACTCAGCCAAAACACTTTACAAGCAAGCCGTATTTGCACTGACCGCTGCTCAACTAATCAGTGTGCAAATGAGTGGTGACGCCACCGCCGAAGCGGCAGACAGACAAAAAGCGCTCACCAGTAAGAAAGAAGAGTGCGAAGTGCAGTACCGCCAAGCCATAGATATGTTGATTCACGCAGAAGAAACCTACTGCTTTGAGAGGGTGTAATGAAAGCGCTGCAAAGCTTAACTGACCTATTCAAAAGCCATGTAACAGATGCGGCCAAAATGGATATATGGGCGGAGGATGGCGCCTTATTTTGTGGTCAGGGTGCCGATGTCGATGGGTTTGAAATTGAATATACCGCCATCGTTTTCTTGCAAAGCGCCAAGTTAGAGCCGCAAGTGTTGTTTATGCATTTAGTCAGCTGGCTCAATAAGTACGACCCAGAGCGAGCGGAAAAAGGCTTACCCATGCCGACGTTCGCGCTAGAGCCTCTCGATAAAGGTGCGTTTGATTTCAAGTTGAAAATTGATATTCGTGAAGAGTTCAACCTTCAAGAAAACGAACAAGGCAATTGGAAGCAAGGTGATACCCGTTATGAATGTATCAGTGGATTCGAAGCGCGAGCCGATGAAGACCAACTCGGCGAATTGGTCTACTTTGTCGGCCACTTAGATGATTTGCCATGAGTGAATTAACTCTCGCGACGCCTGAGCAACTGACTCAAGTTGTGGAAAGTTTGGTGCTGACGGCCAGTGATAAATTTGAGCTGAACAAACGGATGGCCAACCGCGCAAGACAATTCTTTCGTCAGCAAATTCGAGCTCAGCGAGATATAGACAATAACCCGTACCAAAGCCGAACGCGGCGAAAGGCAACCCAACTATGGGATGGCACTCAAGCGCAGAGCACCGTGAACAATAAAAACATGTTGCTGGGTTTTGGCAAGGCGTTAAGAACCCACGTTACAGCCGACAGCTTTGAGGTTGGCCTAAAAGGCGTCGCAGGTCGCATTGGCCAAGAGCACAACCAAGGCGCTCAAGTGTCATTTACGACTCGCGTTAATGGTCACTACAACAGTAAAACAGGTCAATGGACAGGTGGCGTAAAAACCAAGCGCAATTACCAAATGCCCAAGCGAACCTTCATTGGTTGGACGCCTGCTCTAGAGCGAGAGTTACTCGCCATGGCAGCAGAACACTTTGCACTAGAGGATGCAGCGTAATGGATAAACAAGAAGTAGAGAAAACGGCGCTACCCACTTTCAAGATTAAGCCAGCGAAAACAAGTTTGATCGTGAAAGACCCAACAACCCGAGAGCCACTGAAAGCAGCAGGTGAAGATAAACCTCGTAACGCTTACTGGCTACGTCGACTTGCTGAAAAAAGTATCGTGGTCATCGATAAAACAGCCAAGCCCACAGCCAAAAAGGAAACTAAATAATGAGTATTGGTTTTGCTGAAGTACCAAGCACCGCTCGCGTTCCCGGTGTCTACATTGAAATTGACAATAGCCTGGCAAACAGCGCAGAAGACTTGCAAGTTGTCTTGGCGATCGGTAATGCGGTTAGTGACGCCACGGTCGCGCCCAACAAAATCACGCTTTGTATGGATGAGACGATTGCTGCAGCTTCGTTTGGTGCCAATAGCGACATAGTGGAAATGATCACCTATTTCCGCAAGCAAGATAAAACCATGCCTATCTTTGCGGTCAGTGTTGAAGACAGTGATACCGCAAGCGCCTTAGCCGCATTGGGGGATGTTCAATATCACCACATCATGTGTTCATTGAACGACAGCACCACCATTCGTGAATTAGGGACTTTTCTTGAAGAGCGATATGGCGCATTAGAGCAAGTACCAGGCATCGCGTATCTACCCAAGAAAGGCACACACGCAGAGCTCATCACCTTTGCACCAACAAGCAACTGCGCGTTAATCAACTTTCTGCCCATCAATAACTTGGGTGACTCGGCAGAAGCGCCACTGTCTGACGCGGCAGCGATTGGCGCATGGGTTGGTCAAATCGCCCCATCATTGGCCATCGACCCTTGTAGACCCCTGCAAACGCTCAAGTTGAACGGTGTTTATTCACTGGCAGCACAAGAATGGGACTGGGCTGAACGTAACCTCTTTTTGTATGAAGGGTTGAGTACGTACACGGTGAACTCAGCGAATGAAGTGTTAGTTGATCGCGCCATTACTGCTTACACCGAAAACGCAGCTGGCGTAACGGACAACAGTTACCTCGATGTCATGACACCGGCAACCGCCATGTATTTTCGTCAGAAACAACGTTCGTTGATCTTAAGTGTCTACCCTCGCCACAAGGTAGCGAAAGACGGTACCAAGTTCGCCAAAGGTCAGCCGATTGTGACGCCGACCATGTTCAAAGCCAAGCTGTTGACCTTGTATCGAGATTTGGAATACCAAGGCATCGTGCAAGATTTCGATGGCTACAAAAAGTCGCTCATTGTCGAGCTCGATGAAACCAACAAGCAGCGCGTCAACTACCAAGATTCACCGCAGTTCGTGAACGGTTTAATTATCGTTGCAGGCAAAATTCAATTTAGGAAGTAAGTCATGGGAACAAAAATTACTAGCCGTGCTGTCCTTAACGCAGGCTCACTGGGGCGCCTTCCCATCAAAGAAGGGGCGGAATATGGCCTTGGCAACATGAAGCGCGAAACCATAATGGGTGACGATGGTCCTTTGGGTTTCTCTGAACAATTCTCGGACGCACCTTTCATCAAATGCACCATCATTCACGCTCAAGACACCGATGAGAAAGCCATTGCTGATTTTGTGGGTGAAGACATCACCTTAGAAACGAACACAAACCGCGCTTACACCTTGAAAGGCGCATGGACAGTCGACCCGCTTACGGTTGCGATAAAAGATGGTCAGCTTGAAGTGCTCTTCAACGGTGACGAACTCATCCCGCAGTAAGGAGAAAGACCATGTTATCCATACTGATGAAACGAGAGGCTCAGAAGGCAAAGCCAGAACCGGTTGAAGCCTTTGAAGCGATCGACAGTGTTGACGCTATGAACGAGTCAACAGTAAGCCAAGCCGTTCGCACCGCTTTTGCTGATAGGCCCTGGGAAGAAACGCAACTCGTGTTTAAGCAAGACCAAAGCTACTTGCGCACCTTGTCTGGCTCGAAAGAGAAAGATCCGTACAAGCAAGAGCTCATTAACAAGTACCGACCATTGGTTGAAAAGCTACTGGATACCCACAAAGGCTACTACGACAACCTTGATGTGATGTGGTGCTTTTATATGTGGCACTTTGACCTTGGCCAGTTTGAAGAGATCCACGATGACTTTCGAGCGGCCATCGATGGCGGATTAGGAACACCGGCTAACTTTAAAGTGAACGGTCAAACAGGCTTTTGTGATTACGTCTTTAAGTACACGCACAAAGCGCACACTGAAAAGAAAGCGTACAAGCGCGAATACCTGCTTAAAGCCGTCAACGATTTACTGGCGGGTGAGCTTGCTACCAACGCCCCACTTAAAGTGAAAATGTTCCGCCTTGTCGGTGACTGGCACTTTGAAGCAGGCGACAAGGAAAAGGCGCACAACCTGTTTGAGCTAGTGATGAAGCTAGATCCAACCAAAGGCGGCGTGAAGAAAAAGCTTGAAGCATTACAAAAGGAACTTGGCTATGACCAACCCCATTAAAGACGAGTCACAAGTTAAGGTAGCGGAGCTGGCCTCGCCTATTGAAAAAGACGGCAAAGCGCTTACGCATATTGATATCAGCAAGCCACACTCTGGGCATTTGCGCGGGTTGAGCTTGATAGATGTGTGCGGAATGAAGTTTGAAGCAGGACAAACGCTATTGCCTCGAATCTCTTGCTTGAACGAGCGTGACATTATCAATATGCCTCCAGAGAACTGGGCGCCTTTGCTCACGACGCTTGCCTCTTTTTTCGTCGCGACGGAATAGTAATAGATCGAGTTGAAGACTATTACGCAGATATCGCCCTTGTGTTCCATTGGCCGCCAAGCGAAATAGACAAACTCAGCTACGACGATCTATTACTGTTTCGTGAGCTTGCCCGAGAGAGGCACGAACAAACACCACAAGAGAGCGAATAAGCTCTCTTTTTTTGTATCAACAAAAGGCTATCCAGAATGAAAATGAAACTGTCTATTCTCATGGATATGAAAGATAAAACTTCAGCCGTTCTCAAAGGGATGAGTGGCGAGAGCGATTATTACGCCAAATCTATCAAGAAGGTACAGAAGACACAGGCTGATGACTCTGCCGCAATGGGGATGATTGACTCTTTAAAAACGTCACGAAAAGCGATGGACAAGAACGCGATTGCGGTTGCTGCGGTCAGCGAAAAGCTTGAAGAGTTAAAAGTAAAAGCGGCAGGTGTTGAATCCCCAAGTGCGGCCCTAACGGAGAAAATCACAAAGCAGCAAGCTAAGCTGAGCAAACTGAATACCGAGCAAGAGGGGTATAAATCCCACTTAGAGAAACTCGATACCCAGTTAAAAAAGACAGGTGTGAATACGGAGAAACTCGATAATGAATACGACCGACTGAATCGAAGTTATAAGAAACACGGTAAGGAAATTGGCAGGCTTAGTAAGCGTTATACCACCTTACAAAGAGTCATGAGCCCGATTCAAAAGCTGAACCGTTCAATCAAGTTTCCAAAGGTCGGCGCTGCAGCGGCAGGAAAAGGAGCCGCGCTGTTAAGTGGGTTGAGCTTTGCTGGGTTAGTGACACAAGTGAATGGCGCGGCAGGTGAAATGGACAACCTTGCAAAGACATCGGCGACCCTAACCCTACCCATTCAAGAACTCCAAACCATGCAGTCCCAAGCTGAACATGCGGGGGTAAGCTCTGACGCACTGTCTAACTCCATGCTTCGTTTTACCAAGCGACTTGGAGTACTGCAACAAACGGGCTCAGGTGCGTTAGGCTCTTACCTCAAGAAGAGTGAGAACGCGCTGCATAAAGACTTACAGGGAGCAAAAGACACCAAGCAGGCTTATGAGATGCTCCTTGAAGAGTTCTCTCAGCTTGAAACGCCGCAAGAGCAAATGGCCTTTGCCGATGCGGCCTTTGGGCAAGATGGTCGCAAAATGCTGATCATGTTACGTGAAGGCACTGAAGGATTAACGGCAGCAAGAAAAGAGCTCAATGCATTGGGTGGCGGTGCGACTGCAGAAGATGCGGCGAAAGCGGAAGCCTACAACGATGCTCTGCAAAAAATCGAAGAAAGCGTTCGCTCTATGAAGTTTGCAGCACTTGCACCCATCATGGAAAAAGCAACCAAAGCATTCACCCAGTTTTCTGAGAAGTTTAAGAACGCAGCTTGGCGAACCGATTTTATCGAAAAGCTGATCCAAACCGTGGACGGTCTTTATCAAGGTTTGGAACTGCTAGGTAAAGGGCTTATTTGGTTAACGCAAAACTTCAAAGGGATCCTTGCGACCATAGCTATCTTAAAAGTGGCTCTGATTGCTTTAAATGCAGCGGTTCTGGCAAACCCTATCGGGCTTATGGTGGCCGCTGTTGCCGCTGCAGTAATCGCGATTACCTATTTAATCGATAAGTTCATTGGCTTAGATAAAGTCATTAAATGGATTGGTGATGGCATTGGTTGGTTGTGGGATAAATTCAAAGCGCTAATCAACAAACTGCCAGATGCACTCATCCCCGATGGGTGGAAGATTCAAACCGATGAAGCTGGCCAAGAAGTCGATAACTTAGCAGCCAAACTCAACCGTATTGAAGATAAGAGCGCGACGCTTGGCATTACGAGCAATGAAACCCAAAATCGAACTGAGCGAACCCAAACCGAGCAGGGTTACCATGCTTATCAAACTGGAGGGATTCAGCCTATTAAGCAAAGCGCATCTTATAGCCCACTGGGGAACCAAACCATCAAAAGTAAATCTGAAGTGTCATTGACTATCAAATCGGACAAGCCTGTTGCGATTGAAAAAGCGAAAAGTGAAAAGGGAACTGACTTAAACTTAGATGTGGGGAATATGGCGACAAGCTTTTAA